ACCACTATAGGCTCATACATGAGCTTCGGGTTGGGTGAGATGATTCGAAAGCGACTGCGACGGAAAGGCTATGATATTTCGACTCTCCAAGTGAGACATCGATATCTAGCCCAGTTGGCGTCGTCACACACACTGTGGACGACGGCTGACTTGTCGAGTGCATCCGATAGTATTACGGACGCACTTGTGAAACGACTTTTCCCCACTGATTGGTACAATATACTCAATCAGTCAAGGATTGGAAAAGTACGCCTACCCGACGGATCCTATACAGAGAGTCTTACTTTCTGTACCATGGGAGTTGGGTATACATTTCCGTTGCAAACGTTGGTCTTCCTGAGTCTACTGAAAGCGATCCAAGCGGTCTACTATGACCGCAGGGATAAGCGAGTAATTTCTGTCTATGGAGACGATCTTATTTATGCGTCTCGCATGCACAGTTACGTCGCTGCACACTTTCAGCGGTTTGGCTTCGTGATCAATCTTGATAAGACCTTTCACGAGGGCCATTTCAGGGAGTCTTGTGGTGGTGATTACTACCACGGGGTGGACGTTAGGCCGTTCCAACCTAGGAATGGCTCGGTAACCATGGGTCCAAAAACCCATGAGGCCATGCTCTATAAGATCATCAATGGCTTGTTAGCCAGATGGTCAGAGCATGAAGTCGGTCGGACTCTTCGCTTCCTGTGTCGTCGTTTAGAGTTTCTAGTCGGCAAGGTGAAACTTGTCCCGCTAGATTTTCCCGACGATGCTGGAGTGAAGGTTCCGTCTCTTCTCCTCAAGTATGAATTTCTTGAGGACGCAAAGTGCGCGAACCCGAAGCATGTGGGTCATGGATTGTTCCGATTCTCATATCTCAGGTTCACGCCTGAGTTACGATAGGAGAAACGTCATGAACCTTATCTTTGGGAGCGACTCCGCGGGGGACCTCTTCCAACACCTCATGAGGCTTGGAATGGATGTCCTCGAAGTGTTGTGGCACCTATGGTCGACAGGATCAATCGACTCATAGGCGTCGACAACATCACATCCGAACTTGTAGAACGGGATGTGAAACCGACCCGCAAGAGGGACCATCCCTCTGGCGGCCTACGCCGACGTGTGACTCATGTTACGATCAGTAACACGGGTCACTACACGCGTCAG